TCCTATGAGTGCCGGCGCCATTGCCGCCGCCGCGACGTTGGCATATATCCACGTCAAGGCGTCCATGAACAAGGAGAAGCTTCCAAACTCTGCATACTTCAAGCCTGCGTTCCTGGTTGGTCTCCTCGTCTATTTCATCGTGTCCCAGGGCGCGGGGTCGAAAGAGTCCATTTCGCACGACCCGTTTTAAAAATCAAGCGCAGAGCGCTTGGGATACTTAAAGTCTACAGACGTCATATACCTAATGGCGACCACCGTTTCTGCTTTCAATGACATGATGCAACAGTTCCTCGACGAACTCGTACTCACCTTCCCCGAGGAGAAGTCGTTCGTCAAGTACCAGGCATCTTTCAGCATGATTCGCAAGGCGCGTCCCCGTGCCGTGCTCGAGAGCTTCATGAAGTCGATCGGCCCGGTTGCTTCCCAGCTGATGGAGAAGAATGAGTCGTTTTTCAAGGAGAATTCCGATTCCGTGCCTCTGCTCAGCGAGCTGAACATTGCCAAGATTTGGGGTGATGATCTGTCATCATCGACCAAGGAGGCAATCTGGAAGTACCTCCAGACGCTCTACATTTTGGCGTCAACCATCAGCTCACTCCCAGCCGAGACGCTCAGCATGATTGAGAGCGTCGCCGAAAAGTGCGCCAAGCAGATGACCGAGGAGGGTATCACGGGTGAGGAGGCGCTCATGAAGAACATGTCCGGTCTCATGTCACAGCTCATGGGCTCGGGTGGTCTTGCAGGGCTCATGGGTGAGAAAAAGATCTCGGAGTAATTCAATATGGACATTGCCCAAGAAGTGTTCAAGCAAGACAAACTTATGGACTTTTGGCCGTCGGATCGCCAGACGGCCAAGGAGCGTGTCGAAGCGACGACCCGCTTCATCGTGTACGCCGTCGTGATTCTGTTTCTGATTCGCCGCGATTCACGCGTTGTGCTCCTCGGTGGCCTCGTGCTTGCCGTTCTGTATGGTCTTTATTTCAACAACATGATCCCAGAGGGGGCTCGTTCCGCCTTTGTTGCCAAGGGGCTCCAGGGCTTCACCATGCCGACCGTCGACAACCCCATGGGCAACATTCTGATGGGTGAGTACTCATCCAACCCTGACCGTTCGCCAGCAGCGTGGTACCCCTCCGTCCGTGAGGAGGTTCAGACGGATTTCGACATTGTTCACCCGTTTGAAAAGGTGCGTGACTATGATCGCAACTTCTACACGACGGCAAGTACCACAATTCCCAACGATCAGGCGGCATTTGCTCAGGCTGCCTATGGTCGTCCGTTTGCGCCTCAGTGCCGCGACACCCCCGGGGCGTGCGACCCAGAAGGCAACCCGAACGCTCGTTTCCCGGAGCGTGTCCAGATGCGTGGCGGCAACGGCGGTGGCTACCGTTAAAAATGTTCACACCTAGAAAGAATGCCTCGGCTTCAGACTGACGGTGTCGTCCTCGAGGATGGAATCTGGAAGGGTCCCACCAACACAAACTATGTTGACATGATCATGACCGACGATGCGCTTCGCTCCCAGACGAGCTCGCGCAACAACAAGTACTGGACGGCCGAGAAGTTTGACTTTCCGACCCTGTACGAGGTGAATGAGCCGGTTCGCGTCCAGCTCAACGACCCCATCAGCACGTACGCCATGTACCAGTCCGAGTCCTTTGCCCAGCGTTACGGAGGCAAGAAGTAGACAACACCGTCCGCGCTATTACAACCACGACACACAGTTTATCACCAGGTGAGATTTGCATGTGGTGATAAAATGTCGAATGATAGTAATGGATCCGCTCTCGTTGGCGGCGATCGTCGGTCTTGTCTATTCAGGCAAGAAAATCAGCGATGCCAAGGGGGAACAGCAGCAGGTGCCTACGATGCTCGCACCCAAGAAGATTACGCGTACCGAGCTCGATCTCAAGAGCTTCCGTCGGTCCCAGGACCCCGTGTTTGACGAGACGATCATGACGCCCGACATTGGTCGCGGATTTGCGGGAAATCCCGATTGGCGTCTTCGCCCGAAGGAGGCGGTGGCGAACATGGGCGATATCGTCAAGAATGGCAAGCGTTTTCCGTTTGGTCAGCCCGTGTATGACGTGACGTACCGCGAGAATGTCACGAACAAGATGAACAACCTGAATCCGACCGAAAAGGTGTACGTCGGTCATGGTCTCGGCCTCGATCCCAACACGCCAGCAGCCGGTGGGTTTCAGCAGTTTTTCCGCATCGAGCCGACCAACATGAACGAGGAGCGTCTGTCAACCCTCCCAGGCACGTGGGGAGGACCCGCCAACTCGTTCATCAAGAATGGCGGGACGACGATGGGTGAGATTACCCACCATGCCAAGGATAGCAAGGCGTGGCACCGTGATCCGGCTCAGAACCGTGGTCAGGGCCAGGGTGGTGCCCTCACAGCACCAGAGGGTCGCCCGGACTTTCAGAAGACTCGTCGGACGACCAACCGCCAAGAGACGGGCTACCGTGATGACAATCTGGGTGACGGCCCGGCGCAGTTCAGGATCGGCCAGGGCTACGACAGCACGCTCATGAACAACGGCCAGACGCGCAGCACCAACAACCGTGTCAACCCCGATCGCGCAGGCAACCCGGGCAACATGAACGTTCGCCAAGACGCCGTCGGCATGGTGGGCGCCAATACGACGACCCGTCTCGAGGCGAGCTCTTTGCCCATTCGGCCGGCGGATGGTTCACACGGTCAGCGCTACATCGTGCCGCAGTACCAGAAGGACAACATCTTCAAGGGGAATAGTGAGGCCAAGATTGATTTTAATCTGGCGAAGGATATCCGTGCAAAGAACCCGTTGGCTCAGCCGGCTTTTGCAGACTATGCAAAGGCGTGAAAAAAAAAGGTTGACTTCTGATAAATGAGCGGTGGCATTGTTCAACTCGTTGCAATCGGCGCTCAGGACGCATACTTGACGGGGAAGCCTGAGGTTTCATTTTACCGGTCCACGTACAAGCGGTACACGCACTTTGCCAACTCGGTCGAGCGTCAGCTCATCCAGGGCACGCCGAGCGCGGGTGGCATTTCCACGATTCGTTTCGAGAAGAAGGGTGATCTGATGTCCTACGTGTACCTGACTGCTCGTGACTCAACTGGTGCGCAGGTGCCTCTGTTGAACTGGGCGAGCATCATCGATAAGATTGATCTGCTGATTGGCGGCCAGGTGATTGATACTCAGGACGCATACTGGATGAACAACATCGAGCCGGTGGTCGGTGCGACGAACACGAACCAGCGTCTGCTGCCCAAGTACGACAGCACGAACACGCCGACGCAGGCTGGTTTCAACAACAACTCGTTCCAGGCGCTCAAGTTCTTCTTCTGCAAGGATTGGCAGTCTGCCCTGCCCCTGGTGGCTCTGCAGTACCACGACGTCGAGCTGCGGATCACGTGGGCGGCGAACCTGAACACGACCGCCTTCAGCGGTGCGACGTCCCTGACGCCCACCAAGTACCAGGATCTGCAGTACATTCTCTGGACCAACTTCATCTACCTGGATCAGACCGAGCGTGACTACTTCTCCAAGACGTCCCAGGATATGCTGATCACCCAGGTCCAGCGTCAGTTTGTGCCGAACGCCCCCGTGATGGAGTTGGCCTTTGCTCACCCGGTCAAGTACCTGGCGTTCCAGTCCAACAACTACGTCCAGGCGTACGGTCTGAATGCGACCAACGCATCCTCTCTGCAGCTCAAGACGCAGGTGAACGGCACGGACATTGGCGAATCTCGTTCCCTGCTTTCGTGGGTGGATGCCAACCAGTATTACCACACGCCCAACGGCTACGCTCCGTACAGCGGTGCCGTCTCCAACGTGGCGATCGTGCCGTACTGCCTGGACACGTCCAAGCTGCAGCCGACCGGTACCCTCAACTTCTCGCGCATCGACACCTACCGTCTGATCACGCCGTCCAACATCACCCTGCAGAGCATCGTCAACCCAATCACCAACGCGACCCTGACGACCGTTGCCCTCGCCGCAGCAGCCTCTGGCATGTCGCCGTCTCCGTACATCTACGCGGTCAACTATAACGTGCTCCGTATCCAGAACGGTATGGGTGCCGTCTTGTATTCTTCTTAAAATCTCGCTAAAACCTAGATGAGTAGCGTCGGAGGTGCGCAGCTCTTAGCCGAAGGGCCACAGGACGAGTGGCTTTCAGGCACCCCCCAAGTTTCATTTTTTCGATCAGTGTATCGGCACAGCGTGCCATTTGGTACCGAACTCAAAAAAATGAATTTTGATGCAGATGGATCGTGTCGTTTTGACAGATACGGCGATCTCCTCGGGCCGTGTCATCTCACGGCGCACGACAAGGTGACTGGTCAGCTTGTGCCTTTGAACTCGTGGGCCGGAATCATCGATTCGGTCGAGCTCGTCATTGGCGGTCAGCTCGTCGACACGCAAGACTATGTGTACTCGTCGCAGGTGTGGCCAGTGCTCGAGGCGTCGACGTGGTCGCAGCGCGAGGCAACACCGAGAGGGTTTTATCCTTTGCACTTTTTCTTCTGTCAAGACTGGTCGCGCGCATTCCCCTTGTGCGCACTCAAATACCATGATCTGACGATTCGTATCAAGACGTTGTCGACCACATACACAATTCAGATGTGGGCGTCGCTCCTCCATCTCAGCGAACAAGAACGCAGTTGGTTTGTCGATCAGCCGCACCGGCTCCTCATCACGCAGTCGCAACGTACCCTGATCACTGCAGACCAGAATGAGTTTCAGCGTTTCGCCGGCCCGATCAAGTACTTGGCGACCCAGGTTTTCGATTACCAACGTTTGTTCACCCCCGTCACGGCACCAACGCCCGTGACGCTCGACACGACAACCACGCAAACGTACACGGCAAATTACTACAATCCGTATAATCAGTCAATCACATGGTCATATACAACTCCTCTACCGGCAGGGGTCACCGTGACGTCTCAGACAAACACACAGATTGTGTTTACGATTGCAGCCGGGACGCTCTTTGCTCCGACTGCATTGATTGTGACAGCAACAATAATAACACCCTAGAGTATGAGCGCGACCTTCGTGCTGGCTACAGGTGTACGGCCAGTACTGAGTGCCGTAGACCAAACACTGGATACGACGACGCAAAAAACATTCCAGGTGCTCCAGACGGCTGCAACGTCAGGCACGGGAACCATTACGTGGTCATATTCACTCCCAGAGGGGGTATCTGTTTCGACGTCGAGCGGAGCCCAAATCACCTTTTCGATTCCGGCGGGTTTGATCATACGGCCACAGATGTTCACCGTGACGGCGATCAACCAGGTGGGTCAGCGGGCAGTCAAGACGTTCAGACTTGCATCCGGACCCAAACCCATCATTGTTTCGCCCGGACCTCTCACGTTTGACACGTCGACCATGGGACGCACGTTCAGGGTTGTTCAGACCGTCTCTGCACCAGGTCTGATTGAATGGTCATACAACGTGCCTGTGAACGTGAATGTCGTCTCGTCCTCGAGCAGTGAGATTGTCTTTGGGATAAATGCCGGGAAGAACACCCCGTTAACACCCATGTCTGTCTCCACCACGAACGAAGCGGGTATCACCTCGACTCCCGTGAATTTTGACGTCAGTGCGTTCATCGCCCCGAACGTCACGGGCGCGGATCACAGATTCGACACGACAACCTACCAGACATTTAGCCTTGCACAGACGATAGCGCCAGAGGCGACTGGTCAAATCACATGGTCATACACGGGTGGTGGAAGTCCCTCCCTTGCTTCGTCGGACGATACGCAAATCACATTTTCGTTAACCATCGGAGGTCCGTATCGCGACAACGTGCCATTCACGGTCACTGCGACCAACGTGCTTGGCGTCTCGGTGTCGAAAACCATCTTTTTGACGTCTGGCTCCCGACCCATTCTGACATCTGCCGCAACAACCCTGATTGTCGACTCGAGCATCGCGCGCACATTCACAATCAATCAAACTGTGGCGCCTTCGGCAACCGGCCCACTCGTATGGAACGGTGGGTACCCGCCATCGACAATATCGTACACGAGCGCGTCTGACACGGGCATAACGCTCAACGTCGCCCAAGGGGCTATCATTTCAACACCGGTTGTTTTTCCCGTCGTTGCGGCGAGTGGTATCACGCATCTCACGTCGGCACCTCTCGAGTTTTCCATCCGGGCGGCCGGCACGCCTGCTCTCGTACCACCCGGTGCGCAGAATCTCGACACGCTCAGGACGAACGCAT